ACCGCCGCGCCGATAGCTGGGCGATGACGGACGGGTTGTCATCGATGTCGATGGTCCCGTCCCGGAAAGCCTGACCCAATTCCAGCCACGCCTCGGCGATGGCGTTGACGTATCTATCCGCCCTTCTGGCCTTCTCCCCGCCGTTGAACGGGACGATCCGGACTCGTCCGCCGGCCACGTTCTCCTCGTTCAGCCGGTCGGTCACGCCGCCGCCGACACCGGTGTCGTCTACGATTATCGCGGTCACTTCCGGGTCGTCCTCGGCCATCGCCTTGAGATGCCCCGCAACCTCTTGAGTGTCCCGTCCTTGGGACTTCCAGACCAACCGGCAGACGTTCCCCTGGCGGCGGTAGACCACAGTCTTGTCGGCTCCGAACCTGGCAACGTCACAAGCCAATCTCGCTTCGCCCTTCGGCTCCAGTTGCCGCTCGACCGCGTCCATCAGGAGAGACCGCGGGACTATGGCGTCCTCCAGGTTGTCAGGGAACCGACCAAGGACCGAGGCGATATACAGGGCCGACTCCTCTCCCCACTCATGGCGCCGTTCTTCGATCTGCTGAGTTGTAACCATGCCAGGGATGACGTCACGGCCTTGCTGGATGTTGGGCGTGTCCGCGGCGGCGATCTCGATGGTGTGGTAAAGGTCAGCGCCGCCGTGGAAGGCGGCATAGAACTCGCCGGAGCTGGCGAAGGCGTTCCCGGTAAGAAGCATACGGGTCGGGTTCAACCTCTTAACGGCGTCAATGTGACTTTGCTCGATGTTGTGGGCCTCAGTCAGAATGACCAGGAGGTTAGGCGAATGGAAGCCCTGGATGTTGTACTCGTTATCAGTCGCGAAGCCGACCGCATAATGACGGTCGTCCCACTCCCACCGAGCCGTCCGATACATCTGACCACCCAGCGCCATCCTTGATGTAAGGTATGCCGATCTTGCTTCCTTCCAGACGATGTCTGAGACCTGGCGGTGGGTCGGACCGAGGACGACGGTGATGGCCGGATACCGGGTCGCCATCCACCAGAGCATGATCCGGGCCGCTTGCCAGTCCTTGCCAGTACCGTTGGCGCCGACCACCGCGACGCGGTTGTGATCCCTGACCGCCCTCGCCATCTGGAGTTGCCTGTCGTAAACCGTGGTGCAGCCAAGGACAGCACTCCAGAAGTAGTCTGGGTCAGCCTTGGCGTGGCCCACCAGGAAGCGTTTCTCGGCCTGGGATAAGGTCATCTTGGCTTGACCGCGTTATGGACGGTTAAGCGCGTCTTGGATTTAAACCCGGTTACTCTTATCTTATAGTTGCATTCGGGACACCGTGTCCACCTGGATATTGGGCCATCCAGCCCGTATTGTCGGCTTTGTTGGATTTCAATCTCGCCGGTTACGGGAGACCCGCCAGCGATACACAATACCCGGAGCCGTCCGATCTTATCGTAACTCTTGACCGTGCGGCCTTTCTTAGTCCTAGTTTTCCACGGCCAGATTAGTCCCAGTATCGACAATTTCGCCCTCCATCACTTGGCCGGCGCCGTCCCTCGCTTCCCGGAGAAGATCCAAGAAGGTCACGCCGCCCATCATGACGTTTTGTTGGTTGAATTGCATCAATGGCTTGTCAGGCACAAGGCCGCCGATGGTGTCCAATCTCCGGAGGATGTCCAGGACGATCCCAGTGGCTCTCGCGGCCTGGGTGTCATCGGGGCCGGTGGCCTGACTCCACCAACGGAGAAGGAGCCGTTCATAACGGGACTTCTGGAGGGTGTACTCCTGCTCGACCGCCTCGGTGTCGCCCTTCCGAATCTCAGCCAGCCGCCGCTTTACATCGTTGTTTATCTGGGTTTTGGACACGCCGAGCTGGTCGGCGATGGCTTGCTCGGACGCTCCGGCGCGCCTTAACTCGGCTGTTATTCTCGTGCCGTTTTGTAAACCCATGACTTATCCAGTGACCGGATGGTTCCCGAATCCCATCATAGCCCGAGTCGGTGATGGGCCAAGGACATTCCAGAATAAACGGAGTCCCTGCCCATGCTCCTGGCAAACAGCCCACGCTTTTGCGTCGTAGTTACGGCAAGATGGGAAAGGAACCCGGCCTTTGTATTCGCGCTCAAACGGCAGAGGGTTGGGCATTATCAACGCTTGTCCGATTTCCGTGCTGGATAAGTGATGGCCGACCTCAACGCCGATGTAACGCTTGGCCGGCAATCCTTGTTGCAAATTGGCCGGCAATCCTTGTTGCAAAGCCCGCAACAAGACCCCGGAACCAGCCGCGCACCAGACCTCGTCGAGAGAACCGACCTGTTGGGCGACTTGGGAGGCGGTATCCGCCAGGATATTGATAGCCTCGGACCCGCCGCCGAATTGCATATAAAAGGTGCCGGTGTCGTTGGCGTAACGCTTGGCCTTGGCTTGGACGTTGGTCAAGTAACCTGGCGAGACCTGATGGATTCGCGCCCCGGCCAATCGGGCTTCCTGGGTCCGGGCGTGTAATTCCTTGCGCTGGGCGACGAACACCGTGGCCGCTTTGCCTGTCATCTGGGCGGAATAAGCCAGGGATAGTTGGGCACCTCCGTAAGCTGGAGAGGCGTAGACAATCTCCTGGTGAGCTTCAAAGAGCGGAACAAGGAACCGGGATTTAGTCCCACCGGGGATCAGGTCGTCCCTGACGACGATGGTCCCTTGGTGTTCTTCGATTATAGGAGCGTTAAACATTGTCAGCCTCAAACAAGCTCAGGGCGTCCGATACGTCTACCTCTCCCAAACGGTCCCGGATACGGTGGGGATCGCCCTTATAAAATATCAAGACATTCTGGTGGGTCTTGCCCAACTTGCGCCCTGCCTCAAATTGTCGGCCCACGCGGACCGGTAGACTCCCGACCGCTGTGACCAAAATGGCCTCATTGTATAGACTCGCGCCGGCATCCTGGAAGGCGTCTACGGTGTCGCCCACAAAGTTACGATATATACCGCGGTTGTCGCGGATGTCACCGACCACGAAACAGGCGAAGCTATCCGGTCGAAGGCGGTCAACGCTTGCCTGGATGATCTGTCGGTAATCAAGAAGGAACAAGTCATAATCGCCGACGTTACTCAAATCGGCGGCATCGTTTGAATATTGCTCCAGGTCGTAATAGGGCGGACAGGAGAATATAAGGTCGTATTCTTCGGTCGGGATAGCCGTCCGGCTGTCGCCAACGATCCAGGTGGGCATATTGTCCGGGACGATGGTCTGGGCTTGTTCCTGGTTGGCTGTTACTTGCTCCGGTCGGAGGTCGATTCCGGTGTATTTTCCCCCAAGATAAGCCGCGACAATCCCACGGACTGACCCGCCAGCAAAAGGGTCGAGGATTGACCCAGTCGGAGGGCTGAACCAACGATAGGCAATCTCACACAAGACCGGGTCAAAGATACTTGTACCCGTTGCCATATTCTCCGTTCCCGTTCCCGTATGCTCCCCTTTCATTAGGTCTTGGGCGAAAGTTCGCCCAAGACCCTTCCCGTTGGAGGTTATGGGCCGCCCCCGGCCATCGCCGCGGACAGTTTTACCATCCGTTTGGAGGGTCGTGGCCGTTCACAAGGATCGCCGCTGGAAGCGGCGACCCTCCAGGCGTGGCGTTAGGCTTGCGGTTCCCTATCTCTCGGAAACTTGGATTGTCAGACCTGGCACTCGTACTAGGGCTAGAACCTCGCCCCAATTCGCTCTCAATCCCCAAAGCCAGCCACGACCGTTTTCGCTCTTGCCAGTATCCTTGACGCGCATCCAATACGCTGAACGGCGGAACCAGGAACCGAGCAAGCAATGATCCCGCCAAACGATCGCCGCCGTCCACCGATTCGGTCAAGTCCGGCATCGGGAGCCGTTCCCCGTTGGCGACGGCCTCCAGCATATCGTTGACCGCTTTATCCGCGAACTGGGTGTCGCGTAGAAGTTGAAGGAGTTGGTCCTGGTCGGCGTGGGCCATCATCGCCAGCGGGTCGTGGGTCAGGAGTATCTTGTCCGCTTCCTCCTCGGTCACGTCCACGATCAATACCGGGATAGATTGGTCGCCCATGACCTCTTGGCGGAGGTGGCCGTCGATTAGTTCCAGGCCGTCGGGCGTCTCCCTGGCTATGACCGCGTCGGCGAAGCCGATGTCCTCCAGGACTCCCCGGAGGGCGGCTTCCTGGGCTGGTGGATGACGGCGCCAGTTCTTCGGGTTGGCCCGGAGTTCGGACGCCGGGACCCT